TAAATTCTATCTCCAACACATCCAATAGATCTTTCATCTAATATATGAGTAGGAATTTCATTAGATAATTTAACGGCTTTATGTGTAATATCAATATCAGCTAAAGAATGCAATTCTTCATCTAATCCTTTTACGTCAGGATTTTTAATTACTGCTTTAGTATGATAAAATTCTTGAGCTAAATCATCACGATTAGAATTCTTTAATAAAATATAAGCAAACTCATTTGGCTTAGCAATAATACCGGCATGAGTTAAAGCACCCCAAGCTTCAGAAGGTTTAAGTTTAGCTAATTCTTCCATTAATTTATGTGGAAGATCTCTTTCAGTATTACATACTTTAGCTATTGCACCTTCAATATGAGTTGGCATTTCTTTGTAAATGGTAGAATGTTTTTCTATTTCTTCTGCCTCTTTATCAAATTGTCCAATATCATAATAATCAGCAAGATCTAAACTAAATTCAAAATCTGTACTAGCAACTTTTTCTAATTGCATACCGGCTAAAAATGCAGGTCGATTTACTTTACTAATATCAAAAAATCTAGGAAATAAATTTTCAGCATAAATTTTACGACCATCATCTAAAATTTTACCCATTTGAAATTTAAGATGAGGACAATATTTCATAATAGAAGTATTATGTTGATGACAAATAGAACAACGATCCCATGGAAGTTTAGCTCCCATAGAAACTGCAACTAATTGATTTCTTTTAATCATTTCAGCAGTTTCAGGATCTTTTTTATTATCTACTCCAATAATAAGAAGTACTGTATGCATTTTTGGATTCCAAATAGCATTTGGAACCTCACCATAAATTTGATCTCCACGCTCTGGTTTGTTATGATGATGATGAAACCAGCCAGCGTCACTAAATGTTTGATAACGTAACTTAGCTTTTATTCTATTATTTAATCTTTCATCTTTAGGTGAGACTTCATTCCAAACAGGAGTATTTTGTAATCCTAACAATGAATCATATGGAAAATAATCATGATTTTTATTATCAGACCATGTTTCACCATCACCCATAGCAGTTACTAACATATAGCTATGATCTTTTTTACGTTTTAAATTTTTAATAGCCTCATCAACTTCTTTTGGTAAATCTCTTTTAGAAGCAGTTTTAATAAAATCATTTTCATATCTATCTTCTAATGAGATAGATATTTGTTGATCTTCTGGAATATTTGATGATTCTATTAATTTATACATTATTATTTCTTTTTAAATTTTTCAGGATGATTCATAAAATCTTTCTCTTTACGTCTATGATCTAAGTAATGTCCAAGTAATGGAGCAGGTAACATTCCAAATGCAGCTAATGGATAAGTTAATAACTTACCTCTTGCCCGTCTTCCAAGCCATCTATTATCTATATATTCACTATCTAATTCTTTTGAGTCTTTAAATGCTAATTTAATTAAACTCATATTATTTCACTTTTAAAGCCATAGATTTAAGTTTATTAGCAAATGGAATAACTTCTGCTATAGGAGTAGGTTTCTTTAAGGAATTAACAATGCCAGATTTAACAGCATCATCTAATCTTAACGGTCCAGTCTTTTTTAATCCCTGTAAACGCTGTCTCATTAATCCTAATTTAGAAGGATCTTTTTTAGCAGCAGCGGCAGCATCGGTAGCAAGATTATAATGTAATCCCTGTTCAGGATTCATAGTCTTACTAATGGCCATCTGCATAGGATTAACCGCACCATCTTTTTCAAGAATAGATGCAAGTTTAAATAATCCTAAATCATCATATTTTAATGCAATTTCTTTAATCATTCTTTTTGCCAGTTAAAGCTTTTGCCGCAGCGCCAACACCTAAAGCAGCCCCTCCATAAAGAGCAGCACTAGGAGCTAAAGATTTTAAGCCAGATTTAGTAGTAGCAAAATGTTTAAGTTTATCAGCAGCAGTAGGAAGTCTGCGTAATGAAGTTAAGGTACTATTCTCAAGGCGATGAGCCTCAGATTTAATAGCAGTACCTTTAGCAGCATTAACTACTGCATCTTTAATCCCTGAAAGATTAAAAGCAAGTTTTACGATAGACATTATAATTTCTCCACATTCTTTTTATGACGAAAAGCTAGACTTCCAGCGCCAATGGTAGTTCCTAATCCAACTCCACCGATAATCTTTTCTTTTAATTTATGAGATTTAATTTCAGATTCATGACCTTTAATCTGATCTCTTAATTTACGAATCTTCTTACCTAAATCACTATTCATTTTACGTTGTTTTAAATAAGCAGCACCTAAATCACCATTCTTGGCACCTTCATAAGCGCCCTGAATAGCTTTTTTAGTTGCATTTCTAGAATTTTTAACATCAGCTTCTACGGCACTAAATAAACCTCTAATAGCTTTACCAGTTCGCATAGCTAATTTAATTAAACTCATGTGATCCTCTAGATAATAATTGCTGAAATGCCTATCAAATAGACTAGGCATTTCCGTAATTATTACTTATCGTGAAGTTTCTTAGCTCCATAACCAAGAGCAGCTAAAGCGGCAGCGGCACCGCCAGCACCCATTGCGGCTTTAGGATGAGCTTTAATTAAAGCCTTTAAAGCACTAGCTTTCTGACCAGCATAATCACCGGCTTTCTTACCAGCTTCTTTGGCTTTCTCAGCATATTCCTTAGCCTTATCTTTAGCACTAGCATCCTTCTCTACTTCTTCCTCAGCCATCTTATCTAACTGAGTATGAACCTCATTGGCCTCTTCAGTAAGTTCATTGGAAATATTAATAAGAGTTTCAGCCATCTTATTAAGAGTTTCGTCTTCCTTAACCTCATCAGCAATCTCAGCATAAACTGAAGCGATCTTATTCATATCTTCAGCAATGTCAAGAGCTTCTTCTAAAGCTGAACCATCTTCAGAAGCAGTCTTGGTAAGGCAAGCTCCCATTCTTTCGCCAAGCTGATAAGTATCAGCAGCAAGAGCTTTCAGATTATCATTCTCTAACTCTTCAGCGATCTTATACATTTCCTCGCCAATAGCAATCAGAGAACGCGAATCATCCAGAACGCCAATTTCACCAGCTACCTTTTCAAGGGCCTGTTCCTCGGCAGTCTTTTCAACTTCAGAAGCTGTCTTTTCTACTTCTTCAGTGAGTTTATCAATTAAAAGCTTCGACATTTAAATGTCTCCTATGTGTGAGTTTGGTTACTATTCAGGTTTGCCATTATAATAAGTATTTACTACAACGGGTTTAACATCTTTCTTTTTAAATGCATCAAATCCCTTAGTGAAACTACCAGCCATGTCTAAAATAGAAGGACTATCATTTCTACTGCCACGATCCTGAATTTCACGAAGTTTACCAACTGTATTAACATCAACTCCATTAAATGTATCGAATTGACGAATTAATGATGGGGCAACCATTGGATCTAAAGCTAAAGAAGGACTATGCCGCGCAATTACATCAAAATAATCTCTAGCATTAGGAATATTACGAATATCAGCATTAGCTTTAGCAATTGTATTAAATGAATCATTTAACTGTCGTTCCTGCATCATTCTTGAAACGATACCACCAGCGCCTCTAGCAGCAGCAATACCTACTCCAACAGAACCTAACGCTAAAGCTGGAACTAAATTTTCACCTAATGCTTGTATAACCTTATCAAATACGCCAGCTTCTTTAGTAACTTCAGCGGCTTTATTCATAATAAATTTACCAGTACTATCAGGCACTTTTTTCATCCCCTCCTTAAATGATCCAATATAACTAGCCGGCATTAAGCCTCTTTTAATTGGAGCTTCGGCAACATAACCACCAACCTTACCAACTACTTTAGCAGAACCTTTTAATGCTCCACCAGCTAAACCAGAAATGATTCCCGCACGTTTTTCAACTAAATAGTCAATTACTTTTTCTTTATGAGCAATTTTATCCATATCTTTCTTTAATGCGGGAACTTCACTATAAGCTAACTTTTCTAAAGAAGGATTTTCATAAACTAAACGTCTATAATAAGAAGCTACTTTAGTTAATTCTTCTCCAATTTCTTTTCTACATTTATCAATAGCAAGTTGATATTCAAGAGTATCAACCTGATTTTCTTCTGCTACTTTTTCTAAATCACTATATTCCGTAAATTTAATAGCAGCAGTTTTTTCTACTTTATCTAATAAACCGATTTTTTCTTTAACTATATTAAATTGTGCTACATCAAAAATCTGATCACCAGTAGATGCAAATTTCTGTAAATAACAAGTTTTATTGGACTCTTCTACTAATCTTTTAGTTTGCTCAATATTTAACTTATTTTCAGCAGCATACTTAGCTATAGATTCATTCATATCTACGTTTGACTTGAGATATTTCGAAGCTATTTTATTTGCTGTAAGTTCTAAATCCATAGGAGGGTCCAATTCAAGATACTTTTATTGTCTCAACAAATTCGTCTAGTGTCAATCATTTTCGTTCATATTCACACTAACATCAGAGTCACCTGGATCCAATCGCGTACTAATTATCTGATCAGTACGTTTCATCCAGGTGAGTCGTGCATATAAAAGACTATGAAACGCATCATCGGGTTGACTATGAATATATCTCATCTGTCTTAATCTATCAGAATATTCAGAATTAATATTACAATAATCTTTTCCAATATCTTCGAATTCTGACCATTGATAAGGTTCTACTTTTTTACTTTTAATAGCATTAAATAAATCTGTCATAACTTCAGTTCTATTAGTCACATAAGTATTACCTTGGTCATCCCATGCTAAAGCTTTTTTAATAATACTATGTCTATAGGTTACATATACAACATGCTTAGGTAATAATCCACGCATTCTCGAATTTAAATCAAAACCAAATCCAAAGTCTGCTCCAACAAATGAAACATGAAAATCCATTAAAGTTTTAGTAATAGAAAATACTAAGTTCTCAGGTTCTGCTTCTCTACCAATATATCTTTTGGCAAAGATAATTTTAAATTTATTAGCAATGGTATCAAAATATCCAATTGTTAAAATTGTAAATCCAGTATTACCACCACCCCAATCTATTCCAGCATATAATTCTACACCTGAAATACTGGTTGGCATTATGTTCCACATGGGTCTATCTAGACTGCAAGATGATATTAACTGATCTCTGGATAGGGGTTTTTGGCCGTTGTCGTAGGATTCGCCAAAAGTTTCATTCATTAATGCGCCTGTGTCAAAATTGCGCATTTTAAAATACAAATCCCTCCAATCAATATCTTCAGTTGGAAGAATAATATAAGGTAACCTAAACCCTTGAATTTCAGACTGTTGTGCAGATACCCAACATCCATATCTGGTATGAATTTCTTTTTTACATTTTCTACACCATAAACCTGGCTTGTCTAATAATACAACTTCTATTCCTAATTTATTATAATATCCACAATGCATACATTTTACATGCCATTCATTCTGTGAAGATTTTTCCCATTTTTTTTGTATATTATTATCTAGAGTTTTAGGAGTTCCAGCATACATATATTTGGCATTTTTACGTTTCTGAGAACAAGCTTCGATTATCGGTGCCACATTTTCTAACTGGTCTTGTATCTCATCATGATACTGATAATCGATCGTCAATCCCCGAATGCTATCTGCATCGTGAAATGCAGATCGAAAATATAAAGTGGATAGGTTTTTTAAACGCTTTTCTTCTATTCTAAAACCTTTGACTCCCGGATAAAAAGTTTTATTTAAAAGTTGAGATGTTTCAAATATTTCATCTATTTTCTTACGTGAGTAGACCCCACTTTGCTTGAATGTAGGTGCAACATACAATGAACTAGTATATGGATTTAAACATGCATTAGCAATTTGATTTCCACTCATTGTAGTAGATTTTTCAGTCTGTCTAGCTGCAAGCAGAAGAGTTCTTTTGGCTTGATTATTTATAATTGGAAAAATATATGGTCTATCTACAAATCTCCATAACCTTCCATCAAGTCTCATAACTTTTTGTATGAAGTCTGAATTTGAAATTTTAATTGACACGTGTCATTCCTTATGATACCATTTTTTATGGAGAGTGAAAAATGTCTAGACATCCCAACGATTGGCAGGGTCAAGTATATCATAATTGTGAAGTAATAAAACCTTATGATGAAACAAAACTTGGAGGCCACGATATGTGGTATCTTAAATGTTTTTGTGGAAAAATTTTTATCACTCAACCTTCTGAAGTTAAACGAGGAAAAACTGTTTCTTGTGGATGTTATAGACGAGAAGCATCAACTATAAGAATGAATAAACAAATTGAAAATAATAATGGTCTTAGTATAGGAACTAAAAAAATAAATTATAGAAATTATATATCTGAAAATAATCTTAAAATAATTGATCCGGTTATTCCAGAAAAAGATTCTGGTATGGATTATTGGAATGTATTATGTCCAAAATGTAATCAAATATTTCAAACAAAACCACGAGATGTAATTAATAGTAAAACTAAATCATGTAAATGTTCTCAATATAACAATATGATTGCCGCTAAAAAAGCAAGAGATGAAAGAATTCGTTTAGAAAATGGAGGAATAAGATTAACCGATTTAAATAACTCTTTGAGAATGGGTATATGTAATCCTATTAAACAATTAATTTTTAAATTAGATAATTATACATGTAATTTATGTTATGGTAATAAAAATATGTATTTTAACATGCATCATATAGTTCCAATAAAATTAAACTCTGATTTTAAATTTGATAAAAAAGAAGATTTTTATTCGGTTTATGATATTAATAATTTAATTACATTATGTGAAGAATGCCATAGGAAAGATGCCCATAATGGAAATGGTAGATGTGAACTGAATAAAGAAGTTCAAAAAGAATTACAGCTCTTAACATCAATGCGTTATGTTCCAAAAGATATTCAAGAAGAATATGATCAAATAGTTAAAAATATAATTGAACCATGGATTGAAGATTATTTAAATAACCGCGCAAAACAAGCCACTTTTTTGTTATAATATATATGGAGTGAATGCATATCGCTATTCACCATAATATCTCTCGTTTGAGAGTAGTTTGGAAAGGAAGTTGTAATGGCTTCTAAAAACATTTTTCTTACTGAACGGGGCTTCGGAACTTCGAAGCACGGAGAAGCAGTTATCATTGCTGGCCCCAATGGGGAACCGGTAACGCTGCGAACCGTCATTACCCCGAATAAGTCCATTGGCGGTCAGCTTACCATCGTACCTCTTAAGGAACGTATCGATAAGTATAGCTCCAGTGACATTAATGACAAGGAAGTAATTTTTGAATTAAAGATTGTTCGCAATACTACTACAATGAGTGGTGGAACGATCAGGGTGAAGCGGGTCGATGCGATCAATATGGAAGTCCAAATGTTCGAAATTGGATTTCTGTATAATCAAAAGACCAATATCGCCCAATTTGTGGAATCTTCAGAAATGGAGAATTCCGAAAGCGCAAAGGAACTGTTGAATGGAATTCTGTTCAACGCTTTCTGTGCCGGTCTTGATCGAACTTCGGTATATCGTCCCGACAAGCTTTATTATGGGAAGCAGGCTACGGATGTTGCTCCCATTGAAAAGAAGTGGTTCGATAAGAAACTCGGTAAGGAAGTTGAAGAACGACCGAATAACCGAGAGCTTCAGGAAGTAGCTGTTTCCTGAGAACTAGAATCGTGCTACAATAAAGGGTGCAATCACGCACCCTTTATTTTTTAACTGTGTATATGAGCGAATCTAATGGATCACAAATATTTATAAAAGAACAAAAAGATAAGTATGGAAAATTACTGTTTATAGAAAAAGTAATAAAACCCGATATGAAGGGTGAGCCGGATATCTTTGCGATATATAAATCAATGCCCGTATATGCTGAAGCTAAATTAATTAATACTTTTAGCTATCGGAACCTTTATCCATTTAAGGAATTACAGCTAGATACCTTAGAGGAGCGAGCTAAAAGTGGAGCTATGTGTATTGGGTTACTTTATTTAGAAAAACAGATAAGATATTTAATGTATTATGATTTAGAGGAATTTGTAGATTGGAATAAAGCAATTCCATTTAGTTGGGAAGGCTTACGGGAGAAATGGATTGAATGTCTAAAATAAATATATCCATGGATGAAAAACGTCCAGATCAATTTTTAATAGAAACCGATGCGGACGTTTCATTATTTGGATGGGAAACTAAATCTAAATTCTGTTCCTATTATATGAACATGTCCCCATGGAATTTATCGGATTTATTTACGACTAATAAGACAAAACTTGGACACACTATTATTTATGATGACAGAGTTTTACCAATTATCGAAAATCTACGTAATGAAATTAAATTGTACAAAGATGCAGCAAGTATTAAAAATTTACCTATAGATGATATTAATGATATGTGGGAGGAACAAAGCTTCCCTTATTTATTTCCTAAAATCGAAGCTGATATGCACCAGAAACGTATGGTGCTTTGGGCATTAAAAGCAAAGAAGGTTGGATGTTTTGCTGAGCAAGGTACTGGTAAAACTCCAATAGGTATATTCATTTTAGGTAAATTATTACATGATGGTTTAATTCGTAAACCAATAGTATTTGCACCTTTATCGTTATTAAATGATAATGTATGGTTTAAAGATTTGCGTCAATTTTCCGATTTTAAACCATTCAATCTACGAGATCCTGACAATTTATTTTGCGATGGTCAAATATCATTCATTAATTATGATAAACTGCAAAATTGGTGTTTTGAAAAAACTAAAACTGGAGAACATAGTTATATCAAAGATAATTTTTTCGAAATGCAAAAATTTGATGCAATTTACTATGATGAATCTTCTTCATTAAAAGGACATTCATCTTATAGAACTCGTGCATTTATAAAAATAAGTAAATATGCAAAATATATATCTCTAGCATCAGGAACTGTTGCTCCAAATTCAATTTTCCAAATCTGGGGACAAATGAAGGCTTTAGGATCAGTTCTAGGAGATTCATATAGTCAATTTGAATCTAGATATGGTGCTCAAAGATCAATTGGTCCAGTTATGAAATATTTCCCAAGATATAACGCAGAACAAGAAATTCGTAAGCGCATAGATCTTGTTTCTTACTTTATTAAACGCTCAGACGTTTACGACCTCCCTCTTAGGAGCTTCGTTACTATAAACGTAGATCTTCATGAAGATCATATGAAGCTTTATAAAAAGATAGAGAAAGATTATATAAGTGCCGTACAAGGTTTTGGAGATGATGGAGAAATAATAGATGGTAAATTAAGAATTCAACATGAAGTTGCGGTCAGAATTCGTTTAATGCAGATTATGAATGGGTTCACGGTAGTAGAAGATAAAAATGGTAAGATACATCGAGTATCTTTACCATGGAATGCTAAGCTAGAAGCATTAGATAACTTTATTACTAAGTTCTTAGCTGAATCTGATGACAATAACATTATAGTATGGGCAACCTTTAGGTGGGAAATCGAAACAATCTATAATAAGTATAAGGATATAGCTTCTTATATTTATGGTGGTTTAAATGATACTAAACGCAATGAATTACTAGATAGATGGCTAAATGATAAAAGTTGTAGAATTATGGTAGCCATGCCACAAGCAGCCATGTTCGGCCATACGTGGTTAAAATCTAATGCATCATTCTACTATTCATGTACTGAAAATTATGAGTTTTATGCACAGTCGCATGATAGAAACTATAGACGTGGTTTAACAAGAGAAGTTACTGAGTATAAATTAGTCACATCAAACACTATTGAAAGTAAAATATGGGCAGCAGTAAAATCACGTAAGAAACTTGATAAATTCCTAAAAGATTATTATCTAGAAAAAGCAAAATCACTTTAATTGGAGTCCTAGTGTCAGACGAAGAAGATAAGGTAACTTCTGAATTTAATAAATTTGTGGAAAGTGTAAAATCAAAAATTCCGATTGATCAACTTTACACAAAATTAACTGGAGAAGAATTTGTAAGAGTGGAGTCAAGGCCGAGAGCTAAAATCTCTTGGCGCGAAGATAATAGTCCAAGTTTATGTTATGTTCCTGATAAAAATCTTCTCACCGATTTCACCGATAAAAACGAAGGATCTGAAAAGGCTGGAAAGTCTTATAATGTCCTTGATATATTACAGAAATGTGGTGGAGCTATTAATTTTGCTCATGCCTTGCAAATGGCATGTGATCTTGCTCAAGTACAATGGCCAGAAAATATTAAGAAAAAAGGTATTGAGAAACTTGGACATACACCTTTTAATCTTGGTTCTAAAATTAAAGAAGTCTGGGAAGCCTGTGAAAATAATATGGATTTTTTAATTAATAATCCATCTAGGCGTCCTATTGGAATTGTAAAATTTTTTGAAAATAGAAATATTCCATTTGAAGCAGATTTTATTAAACCTATGAAATTAGGTATTGTTCCAAAGTATGATGTAGTATTTAATATTCTTAAAGGTCAGGGAATTTTAAGAAAAGGAAATGATAATAAAGAACTTAATATATATAGAAAAGATCTAGAGGATAATGGTTTAGTATATCCTTTATATAATGTTGACGGAGCATTATGTGGTTTACGTTTTCGTCAATTAGATGTAAAGGATTTTGCTGAATGGATTCCTGTAGGTCACGTTTGTTTTTATAATGGTCAGAGATTTAAATTTCGTCCACAAACTCGTAGAAACATACTAGTTGAAGGAGAAATGAATCTCGTAGCTTATGCTATAGCAGTATATAGACATTTAAAAAAATGTAACGATCCTGATTTCGAAAAGAAATTTAATGACTCATTAAATATTATTTTTGCAATGGGATCTAAAGGTGGTTCTGCAACTATCTTTAAGGATCAGATCAATAAGGTTTTATATCTACCTGATTATGATATTTCTGAGGTAGATGAAGACGTAGCTCCTAAAAATCATCCGATCGTAAGAACCTGCGCTAGAGTAGCTAGGGAAATGAATTCAGATGATTTATTAATTACGGATTGGGGTAAACTCTCATACGTAAAAGCTAAATTTGATTTGGAAGATTATCTTAAATATAATGATTATCAATTGGAAACTATATCTTCGATTGAACAAATTAGTCTCTCAAGATATGCGATTGAAGCTATTAAAAAGTTTTGTGCTAGTATTAAAAATGAAGATAATAGACGAGAGGTTCAGGTTAAATATGTATTATTCATTTCTGAAATTCTACAATATTCACAAAGAGAAGTTTTTAAAGAATTAGTTAAGAGAGAGTTCGCAATCAGTGAAGATATTGAAAATAATATTACCTCTCATCAAAGAGAGGTTATGATTGAGAATTTCTCAATTGATGCTTTAGGGCATATTATAGAAACTAAAATTAATGATGATGGGTCAAAAGTAAATTACAAAGCTACTAATTTTTATATGAGAATTAATGATGAAATAACTTATTACAATTATAATGATAATACGTCTGAAAAGTACTATACCGTAGAAATTGTTATTAATGGTAAAAGTGCAGGATCTGGTGAAATAATATCAGATGATATTGTTGATCTTAAGAAAATGAAAGCTTTTCTAGCTACTAAGGCTAGTTTAACAGATTTGGTTTATTACAACAACGATCTTAGAAATGGTAAGTTTGATAAAATTACAAGTTTAATGAGTAGTATTCCTGTAGGTAATAAATCTTATGTATTTCCATGTTTAGGTAGACCATTTCAAGATTTTTGTATGACTTATTTTAAAACTGAATTATTTTGTTTATTTCCTAAAGTATCTATTATTAATGGAATAATTAAACAAAATGAAAATTTTGATGTTAATTTGTTCGGTAGAGATGCTGTGGTTAATAATCTTCCATTTGAATTAGAAGTTTTAAATGAGGAAGATTACAAGAGAGCATTAGATATTTTTTGGTATGATTTACGTCATGTTCATGATTCTAATGTTATTGATAGTTTAATTAGTTTAGTTTTCGATTCCTGTACCAGAGAATTACAAGGTATTGGTATTGTTGAAAACGATCATGGATTTCCAATTTATCTTGCTGGCCAGAGTGGAGCATATAAAACTACCGCAGCTATTATGGCTATGTCTTTACTCGGTAAATTTAAAGCTGGCAATGATTTACTTGGATGGAATGGAACTTCATTATCTCTCGAACATCAATTAATGAAAATTGGAAATATGACTCATTGTATTGATGATTTAAAACTTGAAGAAATGGCAAGTGATGAATTTGATAAATTCATTCATAAACTTTATGGTGGAACTACTAGAACTAGAATGGATTCTTCTGCTACGAAGATTAAGGGTGGAAATAAGTTAACTTGTTCTGCCATTATTACTTCAGAATCAGAAAATGAAAATGTTCCAGAATCCATTGCCGCTCGAATGCTTACTTTACGTATTCGTAGATGCACAAAAGAAATATCGGCAGAACGAGAAGTTCATTATCGTAAAATGATTAATTTTTATAATGATAGCATTATTAATCTAGATCTGATGAGAGGTATTACTCCACGGTTAATTGCTTGGGCTCAGAAACGTGGAATTGTTCCTTATTCAACATCTTTAAGAAAATGGAAAAATGTATTTGTAGAAATTCTTAAAGATAATAAAAATAATGCTGAACGACCATCAGATATGGTTTCTAGATTAGTAAGTTCATTCGAACAAATTTGTGAATTTATGAAAACCGAGGGAGTTGCTACTAGTATTGAAATTGATGAAACTTTTGAGAAATTCGTAAAATATTGGAAGACTCAGATTAAAAATCAAATTGTGCGTATTGAAAAACAATCTTCAACTTATAAAGTTATTGACATGTTGTGTCAGATTATTAATAGCGAAACTATTGGAATTAGAGTTTATAATAATGAAAGATGGCAAGATCCTAAACGTAATTTTCCAAACTATCCAATTAAGGATATTACTTACCCACCAACTCAAAATGGTCCCGGTGGACGTAAACTTTTAATTGTTTCTGCTAATTCAGTTATTAAATGTATGAATATGCAGATTGATAATAGTCTTCCTATTATTATTGGAAAATTTACAGAAGATTTAAAAGAAAGTGGAATTATTGAAACTACCTCAGATGGTAAACTTAAACATTATCCAATTCCAAACGATAAAAATAAAATTGATTGGAATAAACCAATTACCGCTATAGCTATAGACTATGAGAAACTAATGGATACATATGATAGGATAAAAAATGATTAAGTCAGTCATTATTAATAACTTCGGACCAATTGAAAATATTCAGTTTGATTGTAAGAAATTTAACATGTTTCAGGGTAAATCTCATCAGGGCAAGAGCAGTATTCTACAGGCCATTCAGTGGGCTGTGATTGGTGGAAATGATGAGTTTCTTGTGAGAAATGGAACCGCTACCTGTGAGGTTATTTTGGTATCAAATAACCAGTCACGAATCGAGCGCCGTTTAACTCGTGGTGGATCCAGTAAGCTTTATTTGTATGGACCCGATGAGAAGCCGCTTAATAAACCTCAAGATGTTTTAAATAAAACTTATAATCCATTTCTATTTAGCCCAACAGATATGATTAATATGAAACCTAAAGATTTGAACGAATTTATCTCTTCTACTATTAGTAAACGAGTGAAGTTAACTAGCGAAGAAATTAAATTATATGGATTGGAAAAAGTGGATTTAGCGGAAAATCCAGTTAATGCAATCCAAAAACATTACGATGGATTATATAAAGAACGTACTGGTGTTAATGCTATTGTAAAAGATTTTGATGCTAAAACTGCTGGGGCTCAAATTATTAAACAAGTAACCGAAGAAGAATTAAAGTTTATGGAAGATCTCGTTAATAATACCGAGGCAGATTTACGAAAAGCTAAAGATACAAACATTCGAATTGATATTGGTAAGAAAAATATTGATATTAAAACTAAGACTGAAGAAAACGTAAAAATTATTAAGAAAGAATTAGAAGATGGTAAGAGTGTATTAGAAAATCTTGATAATTCTATTAAAGAATTAGAAGAGATTAATAAACAAGTTTCTACGTTAGAGGTAGAACTGGCTAAGGATAGGAGTGAAGTTTCTAATATCAAGGCAACTTTAAGTAAACTCAGTAGTGGCGAAATTAATTGTCCCATCAGTGGATTGATTAAATGCACTACAGATATGAAACCTTATAAACAAAAGCTTGAAAAGTCCGAAAAGACTTTAACTGATAATGGTAAAATTAAATTTACTAATGTTACTGAATTAAAAACTAAATCTGAAAAGCTTAAGCAAGATATTGAAACTGCCAAAGACTTAAAGCGAAAACAACTTGAACTTGATAGAGCTGAAAGTATTTTGAAGGAACTTGAGATTTTCGAAGCAGATCCAATTGATATTACTGAAACTGAAGCCAAGTTAGTTCAGATGAAAGATGAATTATATAAGGCTAGGTTAGCTAAAGATATTGGAACTATCACAGGAGTTGATGAAGCTAGAAAGCGTCAAGAGGAATTAAATCTTTCTCTTGAGAAACTGAATAAGTTATTGAAAGAGGTAATCCCTGGAAGGTTGACAATAGGATTAAAGGGAATATCATTATCTAAGGATGGCCTATTCTTTCAGGGTTTGCCGATTCGTAGATTAGCAGACAGTATGAAGCTCCGAATCTGCACCGCTATTCTTAAAGATATGTTTACAAATTGCAATCTATTCACATTAGATCGCATGGAGATTATTGATAAGAATGAATTGGAGAAGTATATTACTTTCTATGCAGCCGAAAGTAATGTAATACAGTATTTCGGTTCTTATGTTGGTGATCTTGGTCAATTAAAAATTCCTAACTTAAATATTTTTAATATGAACAAATTTAAATTGGAGAGTTGTAATGGAGAAGACAGGTAGTTTTGAATACGTAGTATTCAAAAAAGAAGGAAAAGTTTGGATGCGCTCTCCCGGCGGATCCGTAATTATTTATGATAACCGTTTTAGTGACTGCCCTTTACTTTCTGAAGGGCAGTCATTTATTAAGGTTAAGGAGGATAGTGAATGACTGATCAGAAAATAATTAATATTGGTAATCATCTTATTCCATATATTTCTAATACGATAATCGTACTGGCCATTGCTGGGACAGCGGTATTTGGCGGCCTGAAACTATATAATAAAATGGAAAGGATCGATAAGAATAATCAATTGGTTCTTGCTAATTATACTGAAAGTAATCGCAAGAATGTATTATTGAAAGTTATTGATTCTAATATGAATATTCCTGTAGAGCAGAAAGTAAAACTGCGAGATACTATTTATGATTTATGTTATCTTAGGAATATTCAATTATCTATGATTTGTGGATTGATTGAAGTGGAAAGTCAATGGACCACTTCTATTACTTCTAGTTGTAATGCTAAGGGATTAATGCAAATTCTCCCTCAATATGCTCGTCCTTATTTACGAAATGAACGTATTGAATATAATCCCAATATTCTATATGATCCTATTGTGAATTCGATTATTGGTATTTCTATTCTTACAGATCTTCATGCTGGACATATAGAAGCGGGTATGGAAAAGATTGATGATTGGACTATGACTTTACATTCTTACTTCTGGGGAAAGGAGAACACGGATGAACTTTACGGTAAAAAGGATAAGCGAGTTGGAGTTCCTAATCTTGCTTATCCTATGAGAGTTATGGAAGCAGCTAAGAAGTATAAGGATTTAGGACTTTAGTAAAATGTATGATTGGAAAGAAATAGGAAGACTTGCTATCAATATAGAAGGTTGTAAAAAATGTGAAAAACTTATATCAAACGCTGATCTAGATAAAGAATCTTGGAAAATCCTCTACAATCTAATCAAGGATCAAATAGAACTAAGAAAGACTAATGATTGCAGCATTAAAGACTAAGTTATTTAATTATCAATTACAACTTCGAGAATTAGGAATTCCACTATATGTTTTAGATAATTATGACGAACTTCAATTAGAAAGAATGTTAATATTAGTTAAAATGAATCCATGGTGTCTCTATAATATTGAAAATGGATTTAGTTTAAAGCTATGTGAACAACTTGCAGAAAAATTTCATATAGATGATGAAGTAGAAAAAGGTAAAACTTATTTACAAGCTGCTCTCGATCGTATTGCTAGTCAGGGACATACTTATGGAAAAGAATGGCAAATAAATTCATTTATTAAAAGCTGCAACTTCACAGACTATGTAAAACAAAAAGCAATCAATTCATTACAAAATGAGGGACTGCTTTTTGTAAGCGATAAAGGCAATTACTTTCTTTCGAAATATTATAATTCTGAGAGAAGTTTTGCAGAGTTGTTAAAGAACTTGGCAAAACAAAATGGTTATTTTACAGGATTTAGGAAAGACTATTCATTTTTATATGAAGAATTAAATAATGACCAAAAGAACGTCGTTGATGCACTTGAGTATAATAAACTTGTAATTTTAACTGGCTTACCGGGAACTGGTAAAACTACAACGGTTAGAGCAATAGTCGAATCTTTCGGCTCTGACAATGTAGTTTTACTAGCTCCTACTGGTAAGGCGGCCTCTCGAATGTCTGAACTATGTGGAATACCCGCATCTACTCTACATAGTTTTTTCTTTAATCCTAATGGTTATGTTAATATTATTGAAAATAAGATTGTTATTATTGATGAAACATCGATGCTTGATGCTGAGATTGCAGGATGGGTTTCTAATGGAATAGGTGAAGGATGTTGTCTTTTGCTTGTCGGAGATCCAAATCAGTTGCCTTCAATTGGTCCAGGTGAGGTTCTTAAGTGTGTTCTTGACTCAAGGATCGGATTGAGTTACCATTTAGATATAATCATGAGGCAATCACCTGGATCGATCATTAAGTCAGCACATAATATTCACGCTGGTAATAATCTCGTCTACGGAAGTGACCATCAGGTATTATCTTATTTTCCTAAAAGATGGGATCTAGAAAGAATAGCATCTAAAATTTGCCAACACCCAGAATGGCGTGATGCCCAGTATCTTTCTGTGCTTAAGGAAAAAGGTTCGACTATCATAAATAAGATAGCTCAGAACATTTTAAATCCTAGTAAGATTGATGGATTTCATACCGGAGATCATGTTATTCATGTAAAAAATAATAAAGATTTGGGTATATCTAATGGAGAATGTGGTGTAATTATTAATAGTAATTTAAGTATAATTAGAGTTGAATATAAAGATAAAATTATTGAATATTCACATTCTTTATTATGGCAGCTTGAATTATCTTATGCGATTACGGTTCACAAATCACAGGGCTCAGAGTATAATAAAGTTGTTCTATTTGTGAATGAGAGCAGTATTTTGAATAGAAATTTAATTTATACAGCTATTACAAGAGCTAAAAATAAAATTCTTATTATAGCTCCATCAGAAAATGTCCTACAAGAAGCGATACAAAATAAACAGAAATCCAGACAGACTTCTTTAAGGTGGTTATTAGAGAAATGAGTAAAAAATTAACTTTATTGGATTGTCAAAAAGCCGCAAAAGCAAATAATGGATTTTGTGATTCTACAGAATATAAAGATGCTATTAGTAAAATGTCTTGGAGATGTAAAGAAGGTCATAAATGGCAAGCTAATTTACATTCTATTAGAAATATGCATAGCTGGTGTGATAAATGCGCTCATACGAAACTTGGATTAAGCAAGAGAACTAATATTGAAATATGTCAAAATTATCATTATATTTATCCTAATACTTTTTATAAAACTATAGAAGCCTTTAATGCTCAGTTAAAACGCGATGATCTTAAGGAACAATATTGTGCTGAAAGAGATATTAGATTGTTAATAATTCCTTATACTGAATATAAAAATCTAGAAAGTTATATAAATCAACTAATCATAGAAGGAGAATAGATTGACTCTTAACATATATCAACATACCATCCAAGCTCGTTTGGCTATAGGCGAGAGACATGCAGAGAAAAACTACCCAATCAAATTAGATCATTTTATTATTACGCATCCATTTGATCCAAAAACTAAAACTGCTCCAAGATTTAAGAAATTAGAAGAATATTTCAAAGCGAAATATGGTACAATTGAGCCTAAGCTAGTCGATGTCGTATTGATTGATCATCATCCTGAAGAAGTTTTCTACACGGATTTTTTCAACTATCCTGGGACAACATGCAATTGTCGTGGTAATGGCGAAACTGCAATTAGGACTGATTCTGATGGAAATAAGAAAGAAATTGAATGTAATTATAAAACTTGTGAGTTTCGATTAACTAAAACAAATAAAGGAATCATTAATACTTGCAAACCAACTGGAGTGCTAAGTGTAATAATCCCAGAAATGAAAATCTCTGGTGGAATTATTAAATTTACCACTCATTCCATCATGACTATAGGCAAAATCAACGATGCATTACAAAACATCTATGCAATTCGTAAAACTCTCTTTGGTCTTAAAGTAAGATTGCATGTTGTAATGGTTCAGGTAAGTGTAGGTGGTAAGAACACAAATGTTCCTACTGTAGAACTTGAGATTCCATTTAGTTATAATGAGATTGCAGAAGGTGCTGGAACCACAATCGGAACTTTAATGGAGGCTCAAGCAAAGCATCTTTCTATGGGTGCGCTTCCAAATAAGGAGGTTATGAAAGAACTTTCTACGGCTGCTGAAAAGGAAGCTTATGATGGTTCTAATGATGAAATTCCACCTACTACAAAGAGTGAAAAGCCAATCGATGTTGAAATTGTAGATGAACCTAAAGAAGCAATTACTGAAGATTCTGATGAATTTTCTTTTTAGAGAAAGATAAATTATTATGGCTAAATTCATTGCCTTCAATAATCTAAAAATAAAATGCAATAATATAGCCTTTAAAGAATGTAGTATTGTATTTCGAAAAATTACTCCATTAAAGGTACCTGAAAGAATACTTATTTCAAATTTAGTAAATCCATCTTATAGTATACATAAAGGTAAAGTTATATGTTATTGTGATACTTTAATTTATGTAGAAGTTAAACCTAAAGTTAAAAAAGAAAAAGTAGTATTAGAAGAATATCAAGAAGATATAGAATTAGAAGATCCATTTCCTCAATATAATATAATTGAAAAAATGGATCTTGAAGAAGATATAGAATTAATCTATAAAAAAGAAAAATTAGATTGGATTCATAGATTTAGTAAAAACCAGCATCTTATCGATGCTGTAAATGCGGATTATGATTGTGATGAAGAGTATTGCTTAGAAAGAATGTCTCAGGAATATCCCGGATTCTTTATGGTAGATGAGACTACCACTTGTTATAAATCTCATTATCCATCTAATGAGCTATTAGCTTTAGAAAAAAGATTAACTGTACAGGTTAATAAATTAAGATCTAAATATGGCACCTATACGAGAATAGCTCGTTTAGAGTGCCATAACCATGTAGATTATAATTTTGAAGAAGCTATTGTGATATTCTTTTATCTGAATAAATTTGATATCATTGGTCTGAAGTCTGTCGTGGAGCAATATTTAAATGGCAAACAACTCGAATCTGGCAGTAATCGGAGCTAGGTATTCGGCTATTAATGCAATGCATCAATGTCGCTTGTGG